ATCATCGGCCTCACAACCTTCCATATGTAGTACTTTATATGGTAAGTTCTCTCTGATTTCTTCTCTAATCAATGATATAATACGGAAGATTTCAGGCCAATCCATATGAGAAGTAGCGTCTCTGCTTTTCTTTCTGTTTGCTTTATACTCTGGGAAGTATTCTCTACGCCATGTATTCATACCATCTGCACAGATAACCATCTGGCCGAATTCTTTGCGATACTTCTTATTATACATACGGATACTATTAAGTATCATATGGCGTATCATGTTTTCATCATTCATTTGTTGCACTATAATATTAGAGAGTGCAATCTGGCTATAATCAAGTAAAATCATTATGTTCCTTTGTTTCTTGTATTTTTTCAAATAAGTTTTCTAAGTCCTTCTGCAAAAAGTGTGTTATACCACCATATCGCATGAACATAGAAGACAATAAGTTTACTACTACAAACATATCACGTGATTCTGCATACTCTGGGTTTCTAAAATCAAGTTCTTTTAAGGTACTTGCCTCATCCGAATCAATATAGTCTTCCAATAACAGTAAGGCGAACTGAGCAGTATCTACACATTCTTCTGTGAAGTTCTCATATTCCCATTCTTTTTCTTCTTCAATCTGGGCCTGTCTGCGCTCAGTTGGAAATTGTATGATATTGTTTTTCATAATAGGTATATTATACTACACTTTTTCATCAATGTAAACCCCTATTTTGCTAAATTTTTAACTGTTTGGCCGCCAATTTTACAGGAGATAATACCATTATAGTATTCTTCTGTTAAGAGTACATCTCTGTCAAATTGTTCTTTTGCTTCCATATATGCACAGTCGCCTTTGGTCTTACATAAGTGGAGAATCTCTCTGGTATAATCTTTAGTGCCGTGTTCTTCTATCTCTGCAACTAAATGTCTATTAGAACCCCAGTACGTTCTCCAATCCGATTCAACTTTAAGTTTCTTCCTGCGTTTTCTTGTCTTGGTTATTGGTAATGTCTTCTGACTCCAAAAGAATTTCTTGCCAACGTATTTCCTTTGGTCTTTTAAATTCGTTATCAGATAAACAAAACCGTACACGTCTTCGTGACTGAATTCCTCTGGCGGCTGCCATTCTACTCCTTGATAGAGCCATGGTGGATTATCCCTCGTAGTCGTCTTCGTCATAGTCTAATGTTTGTGTATCCGTACTTCCATAATTAGGCGACGAATCAATCTCGGATGAAATGCCACAATTTGGGCAAAATCTATCATCTGTATCCCACTCGTCTTCTATACTTATAAAAGATCGCTTGTAACAGAATTGACAGTCGTGTACGTACCAGTGAGTAGGCGCAGTTCCATATGCCATGAGTAACTCCTTATTTGTTAAATTTTTTGAAATTCTAGCCACCCACCGATGTTCTTACCATCTATTCGGATTTGAGGAAAGGTTCTTGCCCCTGGAAAATGCTCCAGTATATCTTCTCGCGTGAAGTCTGTTCCTAATTTAAGTATTGTGTAAGTATTATTTGATTCTTGCACCATTGCTTGTGCTTTGTGAATTGCCATGTCGCATTGTGAGCACTGGTCTTTACCCCATATTTCTATATTCAATTTACTACTCCATTAATTAACCAAAAGGCAAGTAACATAAAACCAAATACACATACTTGTATAATACTGGCCCAAAATACTTGCTTCATTGGATGTACTTCTGTTAATTTTTCTATCCAAGATTCACTTGGTGATAAGTTCACTACTTGTAATACTTTCTCAGGTCTACTAAACCACGGCACATGTATCATAGTGATAAACCTGCCATTGTTTCTGTAGTCACATCTTGTTTAACACCACCAGTAACATAAGAAGTAATCTCCGTTTCTTGAGGCGCAACCTGTACGTTACCACCACCAATCCATTTTTCTGTCCATGGTAATGGATTAGCTTGAGGGACTGTATATGGACAAGGTA